GAGCGGTATGAAAATGGGCAAGCGCGCAGGAGGCAAATAATAATGGCCGTTAAGAAGCCAGGTAAGTGCCGTAAGTGCGGTAAGTCAGACAAGATGTGTAAGTGCTGATAAATGCCAAAGACTCCAGCGTGGCAACGCAAAGAAGGACAAAACCCTAAAGGTGGACTTAACGCTAAGGGTCGTGCTAGTGCTAAAGCAGCAGGCAGTAACTTAAAGCCTCCTGTTAAAAAAGCAGAAGCAGACAAGTCACCTAAAGCGGCTGCTCGTAGGAAATCGTATTGTGCTAGATCTGCCGGTCAAGCCAAGATGTTTCCAAAGGCAGCGAAAGATCCTAACAGTAGATTAAACAAAGCAAGAAGGGCTTGGGACTGCTAATGAAAAAGAAAGCAGCATTTTGGGATACAAAGAATCCTAAACAAACATCAAGCAAGTTAACTCCTGCGCAGAAAGCAGCGGCTAAGGCCAGAGCAAAAGCAAAAGGAAGACCATATCCAAACTTAGTAGACAACGCAGCAGTCGCTCGCACAAAGAAGAAGTGAGGTAGATAGGTGCCAACAGGAACACCAGGATCAACTCTAGTAGCTGAACTAAACAGGCTTGCCAATGGTGGCACCTATCCATCTATCTCTGCATATGTGGATGAGGCCAAGGCCGCACTTAACTGGGCCACTGCTCGTGGAGTTACAACTCAACACACAGATACGGTAGGTATTCTCAATGACATTGCGGGGATCACGACTCCTGCGTGGCAGCATCTGGACTATAACGGTGTATGTAATTACATCGCTGGCACTACTGGTCTTACTGCTAACGCAGCTCTCCAAGGACTCACATCTTGAGTGCGACATTTAACCTTGTCTTAGAACAAGCAACTACATTTAACTTTCAGTTCCAAATCAAGAACGACTCAACGCCATTGAACCTAGTAGGTTACACCGGCACAATGACAGTGCGTCCATTTACTGGATCAACTACTCAGACTCTATTAGCCACAACTGCTAATGGCTATATGGTATTTACCGCAGCTGAAGGTCGAGTAACTGTTACATTTCCATCAACCATTACAAACATAGTGGCAGGCCGTTATGTCTACGATCTAGTACTAACAAACGGTTCCATCGTTACAAGATATTTAGAAGGTCAATTTACAGTGACTCCAGGGGTGACAGTGTGAGCGAGACAATAATTGTTATTGAGTCCATTACACCTCAAGTATCTGTTACATTTTCCGCTGACCAAGGACCGCAAGGCGGTCAAGGACCAACAGGTCCAACAGGTTCGGCAGGTCCAACAGGACCGATAGGAGGCACAGGTGCAACAGGACCTACAGGTTCAACTGGTTCAACTGGGGCTACTGGCCCTACTGGTGCTACTGGTGATACTGGTGCGACAGGTAATACTGGACCGACAGGTCCGACGGGATCAACTGGTCCGACAGGGGACACAGGCGCTACAGGCTCGACTGGAGCAACTGGGGCAACAGGTGCGACTGGTTCAACTGGATCTACAGGACCTACAGGACCTACGGGTCCAACAGGTGATGTTGGAGCGACAGGTGCAACTGGAGCCACAGGAAGCACAGGTGCTACGGGCGATACGGGAGCTACAGGTCCAACTGGATCTACTGGCGCTACAGGAGCCACAGGACCGACAGGACCCACAGGTGACACAGGACTAACAGGTGCAACGGGCGCTACAGGCCCTACAGGGGCTACAGGACCCACTGGAGCAGACAGCACAGTGCCAGGACCTACAGGTCCAACTGGTGCTACAGGGCCAACTGGTGCTCAAGGTATCCAAGGTGTTACAGGACCAACAGGAGCGACAGGGCCAACAGGTGATACTGGCTTAACTGGCGCCACAGGCGCCACTGGTCCAACAGGAGCAACAGGCTTAACTGGAGCAACAGGTCCTACTGGACCGACTGGAGATACAGGCGCTACGGGCGCTACTGGTGCTACTGGAGCAACCGGTGCTACGGGAGCAACTGGTGCTGACGCTACAGCGTTGCCAGGGATCTTAATGCTTGGCGGTATGTAGACTTCACCTATGAAGGTGAATGAATACTTTGATCGGGTTGTAGTAATAAACCTTGATCGCAGGCCAGATCGTATGGAGATACTAGGTCCTCAGTTAGATGAACTAGGAATCCAGTACGAAAGATTCTCAGCAATAGATGGCAAAGAGCGTGGTATCAGTCCGGTATTAGCTGGCAAGCTAAGTCACGTGGAAGTTCTTAAAGGACAAAACGGACAAAAGGTTTTGATCCTAGAAGATGATGCCAACTTCGTAGATGGATTTAATGAGAAGTTCTCACGGGTAATAGAAACGCTACCTTGGAACTGGGACATATTCTATCTCGGTGCGTTGTTAGATAAACATACTGGCAAGTTAGAACGCTTTAACAACCACTGGCATAAACAGATAGTTAGTACTGGCACGCAAGCCTACTGCGTTAATCCTAATAAGGTTGATTTCTTTATTGAGAAACAACTGGAGTGGGATGGCTTTGTAGATGTTTGCTACAGGGTGCTAGCTGCTGAAACAAATGCTTACATAACACAGCCTAACCTAGTAACACAGTTCCCCTCATACTCTGATCTAAGAGAACGAGAGGTAGATGACTTTTGAAAGTTGCCATATACACAATCGCACTGAATGAGAGCAAACACGTTGAACGCTGGTATGAATCAAGTCGAGGTGCTGACTACCACCTCATTGCCGATACCGGATCAACAGATGACACAGTTGCCAGAGCTACCGCTTTGGGTATCAATGTCATACAAGTTGGGCTTTCACCATTTAGGTTTGATGATGCAAGGAACGCATCTCTCACGGCACTGCCGCTAGACATTGACTACTGCATATCGTTAGATATGGATGAAGTAATGGTTGAGGGTTGGCGTGAGGAACTAGAGAAGGCTCACGCTGACAAAATCACTAGACCAGGTTACAGATTTATCTATGCTTGGACTGAGGATGGCAAGCCATCTGAGGAAATGACTGGCTTTAGAATCCACGCCCGTAAAGGTTACAGGTGGAAGTATCCGATCCACGAAGTACCAGATCCATACGGCATAGAGGAAACAAAGAAGACTTACGACTTTCAGGTTCATCACTTACCTGATAACGAGAAGTCACGCGGCCAGTATCTACCAATGCTAGAGATGGCAGTAGCTGAAGATCCTAATAGTAGAAACCTTTATTACTTAGGTCGAGAATACTTTTACAAGGGTAGGTTTGAGGACTCTCTACGTATACTAAAGGGTTACTTAGATATAAGTACGTTCCCAGAGGAACGTGGTTATGCGCTTCGCTTGATGAGCAAGTGCGATCCAAAGATGGAAGAAGAATATCTGATCCGTTCTACCGAAGAATATGGTAGCCGTGAATCTGTTCTTGCTTTAGCAAACTATTACTACCGAACCCAGAAGTGGGATGAGTGCTTACTGGTATCACGTAAGTCATTAGAGATAACCAATAAGTCACTTAACTTCTTATCAGAACATTGGGCGTGGGGCCATATGCCTTACGACCTTATAGCAATTAGTAGCTGGCAACTAGGTGACTGGAAGACAGCATATGAGTACGGAAAGCAAGCAGTAGAGATAAGCCCAAACGATGAACGCCTAGTTAATAACTTGGCCTTCTATAAGGAGAAACTGGATGGCAACACTTAACGATATGATCTCAGAAGTGAGATCTTCACTGGCCGGCTATACGCTGCGTCAGGATCGCATCTCATATCTGACGAGTGCTATCACTACTACAGATACCGCAATTCAGATTGGCTCATCTAATAACCTAGCAAAAGGCATCATTGAAATTGATGATGAACTTATCTGGATAGATAATTTTGATAAACAAAACAATACAATGAACGCAGCTCCAGGCTTTGGTCGTGGTTATCAAGGCACATCTCCTGCGCCTCACTCGACTAATGCTCAAGTAGTTTTAACTCCTACGTTCCCACGCACAAACATTAAGCAAGCAATCAACGACACTATCGGATCTTTGTATCCTAAGTTGTGGGCAATCTACTCAACTACCTTTACCTTTAACGCATCTCA